GAACCGAATGCATGTTAGAAATAATTCTTCCTAACAGTGTGTTGTGATCATCGAAACTGATGACGCCACGTTGATACATGTCGTCCACCATTTGATAACCCAGGACCACAGCCGTCTGTGGATGAAGGAAATCTGTAAATAGAGCACAATAAGCCCTATAAACTGATGACCAGTCAATGCTATCGCGGTCCTCTTCCATAATAGGATAGGATTCCAACATAGACCTGGAACCAGGATCCACATCGAGTAATTTCCTTAGCGGTGACAGTGCGACCTCTACGAGGTTAGTAACTTCCTGCTTAAAGGGAAATCTAGGCAAGGACCATCCAGCGGTTTTACACTGTTTTGTGATGACCTCTTGAAGCTTGATGTACCGCAAAGGTGCGTCGTTAATTTCTAGCCTATCCGACCAAAAAGTCCGGAACTCGGTAGCTACACGAATGTATTCACCCCACTTTTCAGCAGGAGGATTATAACGACCATCGAGGAAAAGGTATGCTTGTTGAAGAACAACCAGTGACCTAGTAACCTCAAAAGGAGTTGGTACACCTAAAGAATTTGCAATCGAAACTGCAGATTCAATCCTAGGAATTTGCCACTGCCCGGGCCGAAGTACGATATCTTTCGATACAGTAGCTCCAGCAAATTCAGCGACCCTTGTCGATGAATGGCACTTGTTCCAAGAGATAGGAACACCACATCCGTTTATTACTCTGCAATATTCGTGATACAAAGAAGTATCACTAATCACGACGTCATCACCAAGGACTCGGAACGAGTCGAGGTGAGAAATATTTAAACGTCCGCAGAGTCCCGCTAACATGAAGTTATGGGCCATTGAGAACATGCTCATAGAGGGTTTAATCCCTAATGGCTGTCCAACGATCCACTTGATAGTTTTCCTACCAAACGGACGCTGAAGTTCCCTCTCCACTTGCCAATCAGCACGACAAGCCCATAATAGAGCTTGAACGTACTGTGCAGGTACACCGAGGATACGCAACAGCTCAAGCTGAGGTTCCAAAGGAAAGCGACAGGTCGCAGTGGACAAGTCAACAGAATGAATTTCAACATCCTGTTGGAGCTTATCCTGTACCCAGTAAGCACCAGCCATTTGGTCATAGGTGCAATCAGATGCAATATTACGTCTGAACCTATCCAAGAAATTGTGAATAGGTGAGAGTATACATTGGACAATGGTATATGGAGCTGCAAACATTCGTAGCTTACAACCACCCTCTTGTGCCGCATGGATCTCTCCAGCAAACACTTTAGTAATAGGAGACTGCATAGCCTCACTAACAACGGACTGAACAGCTTTGGCCGTAAGAGGCCAGAAGGCATGTTCAAAACCTGGGACCCGTAGTTCTGGGACAGAAGCACACAGCTTTATAGCTGAAATAAAATCAGGTGATTTTAATAAGCCCTTATGAGGGGTTTGTGCACCATCTGAGACGCTCCGCGAATAGAATTTTCCAATCCTATCGGGTTTGTCCTCAAATGGAACAGGGTAACCCGCAAAGTTGTAGAGCGAAACACCCTCAGCAATCAACTGAGTCATTTCGTCCACGCAGGTATTATCTCCACTAAATGGAGAACCTGGTGCTAAAGCAACCTTGTCGGCCTGTTTCTGGCTAACAGTTTCAAGTCTTAAAACTCTTGCGAGCTTCGCAACTCTGACTAGAATAGCTTCTGGATAACCTCTGAGAGGTGCCAGAATCTTAGGACAGCCGGACCGCGTTGTCGCGACCCAACTAGGCTTAGCTGGACTACCATAAAGATAGTTTAGCAAAGTGTCACCTACGTTCTTGATAAAAGAACAGGCCCTCTCATTCCCCATGGAATTTACAGAGAGCTGGATCCTTTTTGCAACGGAAGATGCATCAGAGTTTGATACTCCAATGTTTATCAACCTGCGACGAATGAATCGTGATATATTTGAACAATATGTCATGTCCTTGTTCGGTAAGGTGTGTGATCTCTTCTTTAAGAGCTAGCAATATAATGATCCTTCGTTTGTAG